GCCTTAAAAACTGGCTGGCCGGCGCCTTTACCAACCCATCCAGCGGACAGGCCAGCCATACCAAAGTGTGGGCCAACGTGGCCTATGCCGTGATGACCTACAAGTTCGTGATGGCATCCGAGCCGGTGGAGTGGATGTGGTGGAGCTACGGCTGCATCGTGGGCGGCTATGCCCTGATCAAGCGCGGCCTGTCCATCATCCCGCAGCTCGAGCAAATCAAACAACAAGGAGAACAAGATGTGGATGTTGCCGACGAATAAATCCTTGATTTACGCCCTGGGCATCAGTTTGCTGCTGGGCAGCGTGTACGGCGCCGGATATACCCATGCCCGCCGCCAATACCGCACCAAAATCGCAGCCATGCAGCAGCGTTATACCGAGCAGTCGCTGGCCGCCGAGCAGGCATACAGCGCCAAGCTGGCCGCAACCGCCGCCGAAAAACAGCGCTGGTACGATTTTTCCCAAGAGCAGAGCATCAAACTGGCCGCCGCCACCCGCGCCCTTGATGCCCGCCAAACCAATCTGAAACAGGAGATTCCCCATGCAGTACAGCAAGACCAAAGCAGCGGCCGTTGCCATAGCGGCCTCGGTGCTGGCAGCCTGCGCCTCTACCGCCGCGCCTTCGGCTACAGCGCCGATTAAAACGGTCGAAGTACCCGTTATGCCGCCCGCCCCTTCTGAGCTGCTAGCTACCCACGAGCGCCCCGAGCGCCCGGCCGGCGGCTCACCCGAGCAACTCCTCAACCACGCCGTCGCCTACGGCGGCTACTGCCAAAAGTTAGATGCGCAGGTCTCAGGCTGGCAGGCGTGGTATCAGCGGGGGCAAAAGCAGCCATGAGCGACCTTGCCGACAAAGCCGCCGTACAAGAAGCGCAGTTCTTGGCCGACGCCCTCGCCAAACACCAACTGCCGCCCACTTCTGAAAGCCGCAGCATCTGCGTGGACTGCGGCGGCACCATCCCCGAAGAGCGGCAAAAAGCCGTGCCCGGCTGCGTGCGCTGCATCGGCTGCCAAATGTATCAGGAGATAGGATTTCCCTAATGGAACAGAAGACTTTTATCAGTATTGAATTTTGGCAGCTTATCGGTTTCCTGCTGTCGTTTTTGGGGATGTGCTTCGCTTTCGGCAGGCTGCTGCTGGGTCAGTTCCAAAAGGAGCAGGACGACCGCCAGCGGCAGCAGGAGAAACTGGCCGATGAGGTGGAATCCATCAAGCAGCAAATGGCCGAGCATAAAGCCGTGCTCCCTGAAAAATACGTCCTGCGCGAAGACTACATCCGCGGGCAGGCGGTGCTGGAAGCCAAAATGGACGCCGTCTATAAAACCCTCAACGACCTCTACAAAATGGAAAGGAACAAATCATGATCCATCATGCCCGCACAGCCGGTATCCGGTGGCAGATGATCAATATCCTCAACAAAGCCCGGCCGCACACCACTTCCGAGCATTTCCTGCTCGACGTGCTGCGCCAGCTCTACCCCGACATCACGCCGACGGAGCTGCGCCGCGAGCTCGACTACCTGTCCGACCGCAGGCTGGTGGATTTGGCCAAACAGCCCATCGGCATTTGGTATGCCGACTTAACCCGCCTGGGCGTGGACATTGCCGAATACACCATCGACTGCCAGCCCGGCATCGCCCGCCCGGAAAAATACTGGGAGAGCTGATATGCCCAAACGCAGCACGATTGCCGCCCTGCCGGAAGACATCCGCAACGCCTTTGAGCGCAAGCTGGCGGAAAACGGCTTTGCCAACTACACCGAGCTCACCGAATGGCTGCAGCAGCAGGGTTACGAGGTCAGCCGCTCTGCCGTCCACCGCTACGGCCAAAAGGTCGAGCGGCGTTTTGCCAGCATCAAAGCCAGCACCGAAGCCGCCCGTCTGATTGCCGAAGGCGCATCCGATGAGGGCGATACCCGCAGCGAAGCCCTGATGGCGATGGTGCAGACCGAGCTGTTCGATTCGCTGGTGCAAATCGGCGAAATCAACGATGAAGAGTTGTCGCCGGTTGCCCGCTTCGACCTGATGAGCGAGGGGGCGAAACGTATTGCCGGCCTGATTTCAGCCAGCACCCGGCTGAAAGAATATCAGGCGAAAGTGAAAGCTAAAGTGGCTGCCGTGGCCGAAGACGCAGCCAAGCAGGCGAAAAAAGGCGGCCTTTCCGATGAAGCCGCCGAAGCCATCCGCAAACAGATTCTGGGTATCGCATCATGAGGCTACCTGAAAACCGCCCCAATCAAACCGAAGACCGCACGCCGATGGCGCTGCTGCCCTACCAGCAGCGCTGGTGCGCCGACCTCTCGCCCGTGAAGCTGTGCGAAAAGTCGCGCCGTATCGGCCTAAGCTGGGGCGAAGCCGCCGACACTGCCCTTTTGGCCGCATCCGAAAAAGGCATGGATGCTTGGTATATCGGCTACAACAAAGACATGGCGCTCGAATTTATCCGCGATTGCGCCAACTGGGCGAAGTTTTACAACCTCGCCGCAGGCGAAATCGAAGAAACCGAAGAAGTGTTTGTCGAGGGCGATGACAAAAAATCCGTATTGGCCTTTGTGATCCGCTTCGCCTCCGGCTGGCGCGTTACCGCCCTATCCAGCCGCCCCAGCAACCTGCGCGGCAAACAAGGCCGCGTGATTATCGATGAGGCTGCTTTCCACGAGCAGCTCTCCGAGTTGCTCAAAGCCGCAATGGCTCTGCTGATGTGGGGTGGTCAGGTACATATCATCTCCACCCACGACGGCGTGGACAATCCTTTCAACGAGTTGATTACCGACATCCGCGCCGGCAAAAAGCCGTATGCCCTCCACCGCATTACCTTCAACGAAGCCGTTGCAGACGGCCTCTACCGCCGCATCTGCCTGCGCCTTGGGCGCGAATGGACGGCCGAGGGCGAAGCGTCATGGTGTCAAGAAATCCGCGATTTCTACGGCGAAGACGCCAGCGAAGAGCTCGACTGCATCCCCAAAAACGGCGGCGGCAAATGGCTCAACCGCGCTTTAATCGAAAGCCGCATGAACCCCTATACGCCCGTTGTCCGCTACGACCAAACCGACGCATTCGGCCTGATGCCCGAACCGCGCCGTGCCGCCGAAGTGGCCGACTGGATCGACGACACCCTGCAACCCTTGCTTGACGGCTTGGACACAACCCGCACCAGCTTTGTCGGCGAAGACTTCGCCCGCTCGGGCGACCGCACTGTGATTGTGCCGCTATTGCAGCAGAGCGATTTGGTATTGAAACCGCCGTTTGTATTGGAACTAGGCAATATGCCCTTTGCCCAGCAGGAGCAGATTATCAAGCACCTGCTGCACGGCCTGCCCAACCTGCGCGGCGCAGCACTTGATGCACGCGGCAACGGCCAGTCGCTGGCCGAAGCCATGCGCGACGAGTTCGGCGCAGAAACTGTCGAAGCCGTGATGCTGTCGGAAAACTGGTACAGAACGCACACCGCGCCGTTCAAAGCCGCGCTGGAAGACGGCACGCTCGCCGGCCTGCCGCGCGACGAAGACATCCTGAACGATTTGCGCGCCTTCGAGCTGGTCAAAGGCGTGCCGCGTATTCCCGACACCCGCTCACGCGGCCAAGACGGCAAAAAACGCCACGGCGACGCAGCGATTGCCTTTGTATTGGCGCACTACGCCAGCCGCGAACTCAATGCCGGCCCGGTGCGCGTATCCAGCCGCGCCGTGCGCCGCAGAAGCAGACTGACGAGAGGATATTGATATGGCCGCTGCCGACAAACTCATCATCATCTTAGCCGCCCCGCTGATTGTGCTGTCGCTTATCCTGTGCGGCTGGCTCTATGCCGTGCTCGTGGTTTGGCGGGTGTGCACGCTGGCTTATTTTGCCGCCATCACGCCCATTCTGATGCTGCTGGAGTGGCTGTGGCCCGAGCGGTTCAAACGGCGGCGGCTGCCCGATACCGCCACCGACTGCCTCGAATGCCTCTGTCAGGATGCACACGACATCCATATGCTCCTGCTCAAATTTTAAGGCTACCTGAAAATACAATTAGGATACTGAAATGCGAAAAGTAACAATCGAAGATTTCATCATGCCTGAATTTCGCGGCAAAAACCCAGATGATTACGAATTTCGTGAGGATGGGAAGATTGTACGCAAAGACCGTTGGGAGCGCGGCATCCACCGTATCCATACACTATTAATGCAGGCAGGTGTTATGCCAACTCAAAATGAGTTTGAAATTTCCGACGTTGTCATAGCGGTTGAAAACCTGCTTGAAGAGGATAAAACACCATCGAAAACGGATGATTAAAATGCCCAAACCCCATTTCAAACTCAAAACCACCGCCGGCACCGTTACCCTGAAAGCTGAAGACCTCACCGCCCACATCGCCGTCGCCCGCCGCTTTCTCGGCGCGGGCGGTTTCGGCGGCTACCTGCCCAACCCCGACCCCGTGCTCAAAAAGCTCGGCAAAGACATCGCCGTCTACCGCGAGCTGCTGTCCGACCCGA